ATTTATCGAAACTACAAGAAAGTCAGAAAGATTTAACGAAAAGGTATCAAAAGGCTCTTTCGTTAAATAAAGATTTAAACCGGGTTAACTCATTAATTTCTGCAGAATTAGAGATTAAAGATAGCCTAGACGTAACGACAACGACTGAGACGATAGATACTACTACAACTAAAATTACATTTAATTCAAGTGAAGATTTTGGAAATGGTAATTCTAGACTGTTGAGTGGGTTTTCGACGATAAGATATGAGTTTGAAAAATTCAAAGTATTAGATACTAAATTTGAATTAACACAAACTTTGAGCCTAATGGCTGCAATTGAGCAAGGAGAAGATGGTGCTGATAGATTAAAGTTATCTACACAATATCCTGGCCTTGTGATTAAAGATATTGAAAACATAAATTTAGTAAATACCCGATTAAATAGACAAGTTGAAAAGAAGTCAAGATGGTTAATTGGATTTGGTGTTGGATATGGTATTAACTTAAATAACGATCAGGTAATTAGTACGGGCCCTTCAATAGGAGTTGGTTTATACTTTTCACCTAAGTTTTTACAATTTTAAATAAAATAAAAAATTAAATGGCGAAATCATCAAGATTTGCAAGGTTAGACGAAGACGTTTTATTAGAGTTCATTTATCATGACCAAGATGTTAGCGCGATAGATAACGCTAAGATTGAGAATGATGAAAACGGAAGTCAGATAAAGGTCTTAGATTCTACGGCTTCAGCGGCTGACAGCAGATACCTAATTCATGAGCTGGGAGCTGATGTGGTAAACTTTACAGTTACCATATCTAACGGTTATGTTTATATAAACAACTTTGCTTCTAGAAGACTCGTTCTAAAAAACGGTAAAACATATAAGTTTAACCTAACCGACGCTAGTATAAATAATTCTGCAGGTTTTTTAATTCCAGGAGGAACTTTAAATAATGCAGGTACTATTTACACATACAGTCCTACTACAAACGGAACTTACAATTATGAATATTCTAATCTAGCAGGAACTAGTTTTGTAGGAGGAGAAATTAATGTTTCTAACAGGGCTAATTCTTTGTTTGCTACTCCTGATGTAGTTTCAGGTAATGATATAAAAACAGCAGCCACTGAAGTTGGAAGATGGTACGCAGTACCAAGCGGTGTTGATAAGGAATACGCTTTATTAGATAATGATTTAACTTTCTTAGATTCAGCAGGTTGGGAAGGAACAAACTCAACTCAGTTACAGGTTGTTAGCAATAACGACGTATCGGCAATATGGTATGATACTGTTAGACTTCACCTTAAAACGGGATATTCATTCTTAGGAAGAGGATATGAAGGATTTGTGTTTCAAGTAAAATCTAAGAGAAAAACCGGAGTTGAAAACTACTTTACTTCTATTGCTTATCTAAATTCTTCTAATTTCGAAATTCAAAACCCAAAGCCATTTACATTGGGAGATACGGCATACTCTAAATATATTGAAGTTAAGATACCTGCCTTAATTCACATGGAAAATACGGCATATAATAAAGATTTTAACGAGGAGTTCTTTGGAGTTGGTCAGCATGCATTTAACCCAAGTGCAAATTATGATGTATGTTTTCAATTAATAGACAAAATTGTAGACTTAAACAATATAAGATACGCTACTTATAGTGAAGAAACCAAAATGACTCTTTCACAAGAAGATGAATTTACTGATATATCCGCTAATATTATAGAATCATCTAACGGAGATTATTTTGAAGTTTATGGAACCTATAATGGTTCTACATCTGCCTTTGAAAATTATATAAATGGTAGACTTGAAACCTCAGGAGATGATATTTCAGTCTTTCACGACATAGAGGTTAGTGAACAACTGGCTAATAATTATATTAAAACATACTCCACGACATTTGTACAAACTGAACAATTTGACGAACCAGTATTTTACAGACCTGTTATATTAAACTCTAACATATCTAGTAGTTTTTTAATTATTCACACGATGAGAATTTACAACGAGACAGATAATACTCAAATTGTAAAACAAGCAAGTTTAATTAGTACTACTCCTAAAAAATATGGTAGAAGTTTTTCTAAAATAAATTTAAATTCTAATATAAGCCCTAGTTTAATATACAACACTTTACCTAATACATCAGTAAACAGAGAATTAAATCAATTTATTAATTCTATAAGACCGAGTATTGGAGAAACTAAATATGTGCCAGTTGCTTTAGATACTAATCGTATTATGGCATCCAGCTCTAAAGTATCGGTTGATGGAACAGAAATAAATGTAATAGAAGGAGTTAAATACTTCGCTGAAGGTGAAACTGAAATAGTACTTTCTAAAGTATCTGATAATTTTATTAAATTCAATGTAGCACAACCTAGTGGAGAATCTATTCAAAACATAAGCTTTGTTAATGCTGAAGATATTGTACTAATTATTAAGAGTGGAATAATAGAACAAAGAATTTCACACGATCCTTCTTTTCCAGATATAGATGCAGCTGAAGGTGAAATTTTATTTAAAATAACAAAGGATGTTGCAACCAGATTTGATAGAAAAGATGCTAACGCATCAGAAGACAAGTTTTATATTAATATAAAAAATGGATTAACCGAATCTTTATTATATTACGGAAAAGTAAAAATCGTATAATGATATTAAATAGCAGAAATAATTTATTTAACTTTAAGTTTCCCAGAACTTTCATACCTAAAGAGGTAGGAGATAAGTACATTCCTTATTTAAATAGGATGCCTGGTAATTTGATTACTGAGCCCATTGACTTTGTTAATTATTCTATACAGGGAATAGGAATTCCTGGAATAAGCTTTGACCCAGTTGAACAGAATCCAAACGACGGTACCGTTTCTTATCATAGAGGTGCTACTCCAATACAAAATACAATCGAAAGACAGTTTACTGTAGAAATGCAGATGTTAGATGGTTATATTAATTATTGGATATTACAAGACACTCTATTATATTACTATTCAAAGACCCAAAAGAAGCCTTTTATTGATGATTTAAAATTACAAATCCTAGATTCTGAAGGAATACATGTAATGAGTGCTGTTTTCGAAAAGCCTATTTTAAATTCTATTACAGAATTAGAATTAAATATGTCAAGCAACATTGCTGAATTTAATACTTTTACACTAAACTTCTACTATAATAAATTTAACCTTAAATTAGAAATAGACTAATGTTAGGGCATAGGTTTCAAACCAACCCTGAGTGGAGAGACCCTACTGGTGTCAATACGCAGTGGTTAGGTTTAAGTTCTTTAATTACAGAAGTATGCTATCATTACCTTGACAATAAGGATTTACCTTCAGTAAGTTCCTTGAGGATGATAGAAATAGGTTCATATATGGGTGAATCTACTCAAATGTTTGCAACTTCTAATATATTTTCAGAAATTAAATGTATAGACCCTTTTCATGGAGATGAAGAGTTTAACTCTATTATGAATTATACATGGGAACAGGTTAAAAGTCAATTTCATATTAACACAAATCGGTTTAATTCAGTAAAACTATATGAAGGTATGAGTTATGATTTAGTTGATAAATTTGAAGATAATAAATTTGATTTTATTTATATAGATGGTGAGCACACCTATGAGGCTGTTAAAAGAGATATTCAATTATACTTGCCTAAATTAAGAAAAGGAGGAATTATAGCAGGTCATGATTATTCTGTAGGTTCAGATGATTTACCATGGCCAGGTGTAAACCGAGCAGTGAATGAAGAATTAGGAAAGCCAGATAGAACTTTTTGGGATACTAGTTGGATGAAGATAGTATGAAGTATAAGATAATAAAAAATATAGTTCCAGAACTAATTATATCCTTTTTACAAGAATATACCTTAGAGTTAAAGTCGCGACTAGATGTAAATACTTTAGAAAACAAGAACATAGGTTCAGGTACATATTGGAAAGGAATTGATATGGCTTCTAGCTTTCCTTTGGCAACAAGTAAAGAAAACTTAAAACTTTTTAACGTTTACACTTCTAGATTAATGTACAATATAATTACAGAATACATTCCTTCTCCATACTTGTTTAATGACCAGATAGTGGTTAAAATGCCAGGTGAAGATTTTCAATTTGAACCACATTTTGATAATCAGTTCGGTCCTTCACCGGAAGATAAAGATTTAATAACTATAAATTGTATGTTAGTATTAGACGATTTCACGGATAATAATGGGGCTATTAGGGTTTTTGACAACGAATGGATAACTCTTTATCCAAAGAAAGGAGACATTTTAATGATAGAAGGAAATACATTACATGCATCTTCAAATAATAACTCAGATTTACCCAGAAGAGCATATCTTTGTGTATACTCTAATAAATCTATAGGAAAAGATTTTCAGAAAGGGTTCTACTATGAAACTTTTAAATGTAGATAAGGATATATAAGTATGAATAACACCTTTAAAAAAATTACAAAGAAATATGAGTAAGATGTATTTACCAATCAGCAGAACATGTACAGCTGGTGCTGCTATAAAACATTCTGGCCTAAGAGAAAAAACATACTTCTTTGACTGGCTAGGACAACCTTACCAAACGGTTAGCGATATTTTAAACAATGGGATTGACAGATTATTTGAAGACTATGAAATAGTTTATCCAGTAGACCACACTCTACCTGTAATTTGGGATAAAACATACAATATCTTGTTTATTCATGAGGCAGACCCGGAAACAATGGATGCTTTAGATGTTAATCAGATTAAAACTAAATATATTGAAAGATATAATAGAACTATCGACGATTTAAGAAATGCGCAAGAAGTAGTTTTAATTAAGGCTAGTACGTGTGAAACTTCATTGTTAGACCATTGGAAGAGATGGGAAGCTTACTTCGAAGCTGAAATTCCAGATTCATCTGTTGATAATATGTCTATCGGACCAATTTTAGAGTCTATATATAAGATAAACCCTAATATTACTATAAAGCAAACTGAAAATTCTTACTGGGCAGCTGTTGTTAGAGAATTAAAGGCTGGTATATAGTTATTTCTTTAACAGATATATAAGATATGGAAAAGACAAAAACTTTTATTGAATACTTAGAAGAGCAAGATGTTTCTAGCGATCAACTTAAATCTCTTAACGAATCATTACAATCCGAATGGACTCCGGAATTAGAATCTAAAGTTGATGCTGCTTTAGAAGAATTTGCAAAGCAATATCAAAATGAAGATGGAAGTTATGACATCGATGCGTTCAACACACAACTTACTAATGAAGGTTTATTCGGTTCACTTCTTGGAGGTCTTACTGGATTTGCTTTAGGAAAAGGTATTGGTAAAACAATAGCTAAAGTTCTAGGCGTTAAGAAAGGTATTATATACGATATGTTAACTTCAAGATTAGTTGGTGCCGCTCTAGGTACTGCTCTTGGTTCTAAACTATAATAAGTGAATTATATTGCAATAGATTTCTCAATCAACTCTCCTGGTATCTGTGTATACAGGGATAATGACGACACATATACTTTTATTAGCTATATTAAACCTAAAACAGGGACTAAAGCCGAAAGAGCTTTACAAGACCAGGCCGCTGAGTTAAACAGCGCTGTATTTGTTAAACAACCTGTTTTTGAAACTTCTAATGAATTTTCGAGTAAAGAACTCTTAAAAATACATAGGTATGAGAAGATGGCATCTGAAATGTCAGAATTAATTATCGATGCTATAGACCCTAAAACACCATCTGTTATCGGATTTGAAGGTTCTTCCTATGGCTCTGCAATGGGAACTAACAATTTAATAGATATGGCGTCCGCGGCAACTCTTTTAAAGGTTAAGTTGTTAAACGAACTTGAAGTGAGAGATATGAGAACTGTTGCACCCTCTACTATTAAAAAGCATGCTGGTAAGGGTAATATGAAGAAAAGCGATTTGTGGAAAGTTTTTTTAGAAAACACCATCAAAGACACTGACATCTCAAACAACGATTTCTATTCTTTTTGTGTGGACGAAATTGGAGAGGTTAATAAAGTTCCTAAGCCCTTTGACGACTTAGTGGATTCTTACTTTCTATGTAACTTCCTGATGTATGGATTTACCACTCAGACCTAAAACCAAGTCTTATATTGCTTTTGCCCCTAAAAGTTTCATATTACATAATAAAAAATTAAATATATAGATTACCATGAAACATTTATTTGTTAAGTGGTATAATTATTGTGAAGTAATTAAAGTACTGAACGGTTTTAAAGTAAATTAAAGTAAATTAACGTAAATTAAAGTTTTTAAGAATTATGGCAGATTTTGACATTTTTAACTTGAGTATCTCCGATGTCGATACTCATGAAACAGAGAACAAAAGTTCTCAGAATGACATCTACAAACCATCAGCAGACGATGGTAAAGACGGAACTTACAAAGCACTTATTCGCTTTGTTCCTAATCCTAAAAATCCAAGACAATCTTTAGTAAAAAAGTATGTACACTGGTTGACTGACGCAAACGGCGACGGTAGACTTGTTGATTCTCCTTCTACGGTTGGTGAAGCGTGTCCTATTGCTGAAGCTTTCTTTAAACTCAGAAAATCAGACTCAGCAGTCGATAGAAAAATGAGTGACAAGCTTAAGCGTAGAGAACAATACTACTCTTTAATTAAGATTATTAAGGACCCGCAAAATCCTGAATTAGAAGGTACTTACAAAGTATTTAAATTCGGATATAAGATTAAAGAAAAAATCGAAGAAGAAACTAAACCTGCTTTTGGTGAGCCTACTCAGATTTATGACCTTTTTGAAGGTAAAAATTTCGAGTTGATTATCACTAGACAAGGTGAGTATAACAACTATGATAAGTCTAAGTTTTCTCCTTCTAAGGCAGCTGTTATATTAAACGGCAAGCCTGCTGAAAGAAATCAAGAAAACATGGCTGCAATCAAAACAGAATTAGATGCAGCTCCAGTTTTAGACCCTTATGAATATAAGTCATGGGATGATAATACTAGAGATTTCGTCAACGGTATTTTAAGACAGTATTTAAATCCCGGAACTTCATTAGATGAAGTGGTTCCTTCTTCTAAGAAAACCTCTGCACCTAAGAAAGTAGAATCAACTAGCGAAGTTTTCACACAGGCGGCTGCAACTTCAGAAACTAAGACTGAAAAGAAAGCAGATTCGGCTGATGATTTAGATTCTTTCTTGAATGACCTCGACCTCTAAAATATCAGAAGAGTTAAAGCAAAAAGTCAGAAGTTTAGTAAAGCAAGTAGTTGTTAAAGAACATCACGAGCCAAGTAAACAAATGATAAAGGAAATGCCAGGTAGATTAAACCTGGCATGTCCTTATTGCGGTGATTCATCTGATGACCATCATAAGAAAAGAGGTAATTTATATTGGAACACTCTACAATATCATTGCTTTAATTGCAATACACACGGAGATGTATATTCATTTTTAAAGGACCATCATATCAAGTTAAAAGATACTTCTGATTCGGTTCAAATTATAGAATATATTCAGGAACATAAGGTTTCTGTGAATGAAGTAGAAACTTTACAACATGGTGTATTTAAAATGATGATGGATTTGGCTCCTACAAGAAACGAGCTGAAGAAGGTACTCTCTTTAAAGGAAATTGAACCTGGTGATTCGGCCTTTTTTTATTTAAGAGATAGAATGTTGCACAATAAACTAAGCAATTTTTTATATTCACCGAAGGATAAAAGACTTTTAGTTTTAAACTTGGCGCCTGAAGATAAAATAATAGGTTATCAGACACGGTCGTTATACCAGAAGGCTAATAGTAGGTACTTGACGTATGATATAGAGAAAATATATCAAGAAATGAAGCTACCTCTAAGTGCATCTGAAGAAGAGCTCGTTGCTCTTAAAAAGCTATCAACTTTATTCGGTATTATGAATGCTAATTTTCAAGCTGATGTAACTGTATTTGAAGGTCCTATGGATGCATTGTTTATGTCTAACTCAATCGCTTTAGCTTCTGTAAATAGGTCAACGGAAGAGTTAGATGAAATACCGACTATTAGATATATGTTTGATAATGATGAAGCGGGTAAAGGTAAAATGTTAGAAAAGCTAAAGAAAGGCAAGAGTGTTTTTATGTGGTCAAAATTTATAGAAGAGGCTAATTTGGATAAATATCCAGATAGAATAAAGGACTTAAATGACCTTGTAATAGTATCTTGGAAGAACAAAATTAAAAATCTCGGTAAAATAATAAACTACTTTACTGATTCTAAACTCGATGCATATTACTTATGAAAATAGAATTTTTTGAAATGATAGATTCAGAGTTAGACCAATTTGATGAAGACTCAAAAAGAGAAAGAAATTTAAAAACAATAGTTGATTTTAATTCTTCTGGTTACAACTACGAAAACAAAGATTTCGAAGTTAAAAAACCAAAACTAAAGAAGAAAGAAAAGTCAAGTATTTATATTAAGAAAACTAAAGGCAACAGGTCCTTATTTTAAATATGAACGATAAAATACTTAACATTCTAAGAGAAGAAGAAAAAAGACAAAGAGAAGAACATAATTTTATTGCTTCCGAAAACTTTGCATCAGAAGATGTAAGATACTTCTGCGGCTCTGTATTTACTAACAAATATGCTGAAGGTTTTCCAGGCAAGAGATACTATAATGGCTGTGGTAATTACGATGAGTTAGAGAATTATGGCATTGAATTAGTTACTAAACTATATGGCTGTAATTTTGCGAACATACAACCTCATAGTGGGGCTAATGCTAACCTAGCAATCTTCAAAGCATTCTTAAAACCAGGCGATACTATTTTAGGAATGGACCTTTCAGCAGGTGGTCACCTATCCCATGGTTCACCAGCAAATATAAGTGGAAAATGGTTCGATAATCATTTCTATGGAGTTGATGAGGATGGATGGTTAGACTATGGTAAAATTTCAGCACAGGCACATGAACTAAAACCTAAAATGATTATTGCTGGTGCATCTGCATATCCTCGTCAAATTGATTTCTTAAAATTTAGAAAGATAGCAGACTCAGTTGGCTCTTTACTTTTAGTAGACATGGCACACTATAGTGGTCTAATTGCAGGCGGTGTTTATGAATCACCGCTACCACATGCAGACTTCGTTACTTCTACTACTCATAAAACTTTAAGAGGAGCTAGAGGTGGAATGATTCTTTGGAATAATGAAGATTATACTAAGAAAATTAACTCAGGCGTTTTCCCAGGAACACAAGGTGGACCTCTGATGAATCAAGTTGCAGGTAAAGCACAATCATATCATGAAGCATCTGCACCTGAATTCAAAGATTATTCAGAACAGGTAGTTGAAATGGCCCAGTTTATGTGTAGTATTTTTAAACAAAACGGCATTAAGCTAACGACAGGAGGAACAGACTCACACATTATCTTAATTCATACCGAACATAAATCAGGAGCAGAAGTTGCAGATAAATTAGAAGATGAGCATAATATAGTAGTAAATAAAAACTCAATTCCTAACGATCCAAGAGGAGTATGGGAAACATCTGGTATTAGAATAGGTACTGCTGCAATGGTGACTAAGTATGGAAATGACAAAGAATACTTTAAAAACATAGCAGATATTATCAGCAAAACAATTATTGAAAAATATGAGCGATAAAAATAAAATATTACAATTAGATGAATATCTAGGTTCACAAAGAACGGAGTGGACAGGTAAAATAACAGGGCTAGCTAACGATATAAAGGCAGGGACAAACCTCGAAGAAGTAAGTTCTTTAACATTAAGTTATAGACAAATCTTAGTTGAGAATTTAGCCAGCATTAACACGCGAATAAGGTCCCAAAAAACAACAGTAGATAAGCTCTACAAACAAAAATGGATAGAATACTATAATTACGACTATAAATTAAGTGACAAACAAAAAGAAAAATTTATAGATGCTGACATTGGTGAAGACAGACAGATTTTAAGTATGCTTGAAACTCAAATGCAATTTATAGAAGCTTCCGTTAAAACACTCGATAATATGGGGTTTGCCATTAAGAACAGACTCGATATGTCAAGGTACTAAAAAAATATAAATGAAGTTTGGTACTTACACTAACAGAAGATAATCAGTTTTTAAGAATTGATGAGATAGGAGAGCTCGAACTAGAGCAGCTAACTATTTCATTAACTAAAAGAATTGAGAATTGGAGATTTAATCCTCTAGTAAAGAGAGGAGTATGGGATGGTTACGTATCGTATATCAAAGATGATAAGTGGGTGCCTGCTGGTCTTTGGAGATATATTATGAGTATTTGTAAGGAATACAAATATGAACTAAAAATAAACGGAATACGAAGGCTAATAGACCCTAACATATCAGCAGAACATTTTGAAGAATGGGCTCTATCATTTTTCGACGGTAGTAAACTAACACCTAGAGACTATCAGATTGAAACATCATTTAATATTCTTAAATTTAGAAGATGCTTGGCAGAATTAGCAACTTCAGCCGGTAAAACTTTAATTAGCTTTATGGTTGTTGCGTATATGTTAGAGAAAAAGAAGGCGGAAAGAATACTCTATATAGTCCCTAATGTTTCTTTGGTTTTGCAGGCTAATGAAGATTTTCAAGATTACAATTTTAGAAACAGGGTAAAGTTGAAAATACAACAAATATATGCCGGTCAAAAAATAAAACCTAACAGAAACATAGTAATAGGAACATATCAATCTTTAGTAAAAAAAGATAAAGAGTATTTTGACCAGTTTGATGCCGTAATCGTAGATGAAACACACAAGGCAAAGTCAAATTCCATAAGAGATATATTAAAAAAATGCAGAAAGGCCACGTATAAATTTGGGTTATCAGGTACAATACCTAAAGATGGAACTTTAGATAAACTTACTCTTATGAGTCAAACAGGTCCTGTTATTAGCGAAGTAAAGGCTGCATTTCTACAGCAAGAAGGTCACATTGCCAATTGTAAGGTAAAAATAATTCAGATGAATTATGCACCTGAAAAAACAAGAGAGGCGTTTCAACAGCTTGCACAAAACAGATATGAGAATAAAGATGTTTTTCAACTTGAACAGAACTATGTAATTAATAACGCAGCACGCCTTGATTTTATTGCTAATGTTATTGCAAGAGTACCTCGAAATAGTCTTGTTCTTTTTCACCGTATAGAACATGGTAAGAGACTATATGAAAAGCTTAGGCAAGATAGTGATAAACGGGTTTACTACGTTGATGGAGGAACAGACAAAGATATTAGGGAAGAATATAAGAAAAAGATGGAAGCGGGAGATGAGGTAGTTATTGTGGCATCCTATGGAACGTTCTCCACCGGTATCTCAATTAAGAAAATACACAACATCTTTTTTACCGAATCATTTAAATCAGAGGTTATTATTAGACAGTCTATTGGTAGAGGTCTAAGACAGCATGAATCTAAAGATGCAGTATTAATTGTTGACTTTGTAGACGATATTAGAACGTCTGAATGGGACAATTATTTATATAAGCATGGTAAGGTCAGGCAGAAAATTTACAAACAAGAGAAATTTGATTACAGTATTAAGAAAGTCAAATTTGATGGAGATATATAAGTTAACGACAAATAAACATAAATAGTCAAAAAATGGAAAGAATAACAACATTCAAAACGTTTTCTCAACTTAAGCAACAAGAATCTATATCTAAGCTTAGAGAAGAAAATAACACAAAACGATCTGCTATCCTAGATAAAATCGCCGGTATATTAGACGAAATGGGAATCGTTGAATTAGAAAATTTAGACGAAGAACAGAAAACAGATTTAATTAAGAAGATATTTTTAGCTAAAGAAATGGCTGAAGAAACTGAAGAAACTGAAGAAGTTGCTGAAGAGGAAACCGAAGAAGAGGTTGCCGAAGAAGAAACTGAAGAAGTTACTGAATCAGTAGAAACCGAAGAAATCAAAGAAGAAGAATCTGAAGAAGAAGTTGCTGAAGAGGAAACCGAAGAAGAGGTTGCCGAAGAAGAAACTGAAGAAGAGGTTGAAGAAGAAATTGAAGAAGTTTCAGAAGGTACTCGTTCTCAATTTGGTAAAATAGATAAAAAGGGAAACATCACATCTGTTTACATGCACTATGATGGTTATCCTGACCACATGTTACCTACTATTAAAAAGAACTATAAAGACGGAAAGAACGTTGATAAAGTAGTTGCTAAAGGCGGTGGTAGTGGATTAGATGCATTCAATAAAATTAACTTTTATGATGATGGTGCTTCAACGAAAGGTAGCATTAATAAATTAGATAAGTATGTTAAAGATGCTGGCCAAGATGGCGGTGCAGAATATATTTACCTATTTGATGAAAGAGACGGTAAATGGTATATGGCAGACATCTACTCTTATGATGGATTACAGCCTGCATTTGAATCTACTGAAGTCAATGAAGAAGCAATTAACGAAAATGCATATAGAAAAGCTGGTAAATTAGGTTACAATGACCAATTCTTAGGAAAGAAATCTCTTTCTGCTACTTTAGCGGCTGAGCTTGGTTTCGACCCTAAAAAACCATGGACAGAAGGTATTGGATTTGACCATGTTTCAATGTACGCTAATGGTAAAAAAGAAGGTACTATCAAAGCAAATGCTTTAAGCGGTAAATTTACTTACGATGATTTATTAAAAATGGCTAAGAAATTCTTAGGTATTAAAGAATCAGTTGACGTTGAAGAAGGAAATGAATTTGGCGCTGCTAGAGCAAAGGCGATTGCAGATGGTAAAGATGAGTTTGAGGTTGATGGTAAAAAGTTTAAAGTTACTGATGTAGATAAAGAAGACAAAGAGAACGCTGAAGAATTTACTGGCGAGTCTGAAGTTACTGAAGCTGAAGTAAAGTCAGCAGAAGAATTTAAAGAATATGCATTCTCAGTTTTAAAACAAGCTTTTGGAGATGAATTTGATGAGGCTAAAGCACAGGAAGTAGTTGACGGTTTAGTTGATAAACATGGAGAAGACTATGGAGCAATGGTTGGAGCATTACAATCTTCATTAGGATAATAAAATCCCCTTTCATAAGATGAATAAAATCCTATCATACAAAGAATTTATAGTGGAAAGATATGACTCTTCGAAAGAAGAGTCCTCTCTTATTCTAGAAGGTGGTGCTGCGGGTCACATGGCCCATCCATTTGATGATAACTCTTTAACTTTTGCAGATTTTAAAAGAATAGTGACAAGTGCTTTACAAGGTAAATTAGATTTTGAACAAGCTCCTACTGAGAAGACGGACGGCCAAAATCTTTTTGCAAGTGTAAAAAATGGCAAAACAATCTTCTCTAGAAACAAAGGACAGCTTATTGCACCTTTAGATTTAAAAGGAATTATTGCAATGTTTACTGGCCATGGTTCTGCTCTAGTGGAAGAGACATATATTAAAGCAGCTAAAGACTTAGACGCTGCCCTTACCTCTTTAAAAGACCAGTCTATGTTCAATGATGGTAAATCATTTGTAAACATGGAAATTATTTTCACTAAGAATCCGAACGTGATAAACTATGATAGAGGAAATTTAATACAATTTCATAATATAGTTCATACAGATGGCCAAGGAAATATAACGGGTGAAGAGCAGAGACTGGGAACCGAATTAGCTAAAGCGATTCAAAAGATAGAGAAGGATGTTCAACAAACATATACAATCATCCCACCACAAATTTTAAAGATAGCTAAAGATGTTAACTTTGACGATAGAGTAAATTACTACTATAAGAAAATAGATTCATTAAGAGACACATATAAGCTTACAGATACGGATGAAGTTAAAATGTATCATGAAGCTTGGTGGAGAAGTCAAATAGAATCTGAGTTTTCAGACATACCAACAGATGCTCAAGAAGGAATGTTGTTAAGATGGGCATACGGTGATAAGAAAACTCTTAATATGAGAGAGGTTGCAAAACTTGTTGACAAAGGCCAACTTAAAAGAATTAGAGAATTTGACAAAATATCAGGTAAAAAATATAAAGAAAATATTTTACCCTTTGAAAACTTATTTTTAGAATTAGGGGCAGATGTTCTTAAAAACGTTTCTAATTTTGTAGCAGCTAGTCCTGATGCAGAAAAACAGAGACTTCACAAACAAATTAGAACAGAATCCGGTAAGATAAAAAAGAACGGAGACCTAAGTCAAATAGATAAAGTAGAAAAAGAGTTAAAGAGACTCGAAAGCATCGGAGGAATTGAGTCCATAGTTCCTAGTGAAGGTGTAGTATTTAAATATAACGGAAGATTATTTAAACTCACTGGAACATTCGCTGCTATTAATCAACTAATGGGCATAATTAAATACACAAGATAACATGAGTATATTTACATTTATTATCGTATTGCTAGTTATTGGTGCAGGTGCACTTTTATGGGCATACAAAGAGGGAAAGCTTACAGATGCTGACGGAGATTACATTCCTGACGAAGTCGAGGAAAAAGTAGCAGATGTTAAGAAAAAAGTAAAAAGAAGAGTTAAAAGAGTCAAAGAAGAAATCGCTGACGTAAAAGAAGAACTCAAAGAAGTCGCTGACGAGGCTAAAGATGTTGTAGACGCTGCAACTGGAAAAGCTAAGAAGAGAAGAGGTCGACCAAAGAAGAAATAATTTAAAACGCATATAATGGCTTTACAAAAACTTAGAGAACATTTTCAGTCCGCTAACATCAATTCATTTAGTAAGATGCTAAAGAATAGAGTAGTTATTACTGAGAAGTTATCAGCTCCTTCATTCCACTTTAGAAAGAAGCATGATGGATTTGAATACTATAAATCTGGTAAGGGTGAAGCTATGAATATGGTCGATAGAACAGTCGTTCAATTGTATGAAGCAGGTATTAAACACATTCAAAGTTTAGATGCTTCTATAAAGGAAGACTTACCTAACGATTGGAAGTTTGGATTTGAGTATTTACCTGATACTAAAATATCAGAATACAACTATGATGAGATTCCAAAAAATTCTCTTATTTTAAATCACATTCAACAAATTGGATTTAATGGTAAGGTTAAAAAGACTATTAGCGATCCAAGCGTTTTAAAGAAATGGGCAGGTATTTTAGAGGTTCAATCTCCAAACGTTATTTTTGACGGAGTTCTAGATGAAAATCAGAAGAAAGAATTGATACAACTTTTATCAATCTCCGATAAAGAGTTTGAATCTATGTTTGATTATGATATAAATACAGACGCTAAAACATCTTTTACAATGAAAATATTTAAGATGTTTGAAAAGGCATCTACGAGAACTTCATTATCTGAAGATTTAGAAAAAGAAATAGATGGATTAATTTTAAGCTTTTCAGAAAACGGAAAAATAAGGTCTTTTAAACTTGAAGACTTTACTAGAAAAATAAATGAGAAGAGAAGCTCTAGCCACATATATCAGTTAACAATAACTGATATGTTAGAGTATTTAACACAATATGATTTAGATAGCATTCAACTTACTGAAGAATCAGCGGATTATAGATACATGGAATTGATGTCAGCTGTATTTAATGAGTATCTTAAAGAAAATTCTACTAAATATATTGGTGTTGATTTTGAAAGCGCTGATTTTGCTGACTCTAGTGTTTTTAAATTAAACACAAAATATCTGAAAAATGAAACAACTTTAAAGTATGTTTCGAATCCAGTCTTAGCAGAGTTATTTAAAATAACCTTAGGATCGTTTAGAAAAAAGAAAACAAAGACAAGCGATATACTAGATGAAGATATGATCGCTAGGTTAAATGAAATAGTGGATAAAATAGATACGATAGTTTTTGTAGAGAATACAGATAAAAACGAGGTCTATAATTTTAAAAACTATATGCTTCATAATAAAGTAAAACAATCTACGGTAAATGAAGCTCTTACGGTAAAGTACAAAGAGCAGGGTAAAGAGCCAGTAAATATGTTTGTTGGTAGATTTCAACCCTTTACATTAGGTCATGCTAAAGTTTTAGAAACTATTCACAAACAGAATGGTTTTCCTGTTGTAGTTTTCTTAGTTAAGGCTAAGAACAAAAAGAAAGAAGATTCTTTTAAAAGACCTTATGATGAGGCAACTCAACTTAAAATGTTTAAAGCAGTACAGAAGCAGTATCCTTTCTTAAAAGAAATATATGTAATTCCAACTGCAGCTATTGACGTAATGTTCAATGAAATGAGACCAAAGTATGAACCTGTATTATGGGGAACTGGTAGTGATAGAATGAAAGTTTATGGTTATCAAGTAAACAATGACAAATATAGAGAAGACCTTGGAGTAAAAAGTGATTTTGGATTATATGAGATTCCAAGAACAGATAATAACATTTCAGCTACTAAAGTTAGAAATGCAATGTTAGATGGAGATGAAAAGTCGTTTAAGAAAATGACACCAAAATCCCTTCACAAATTATTTGGAGAACTTAAGAAAAAATTAGAAGATTCAGTTAACTCATCAGAAGATGTAGAAATTAAAGAATCAGTTTTAACCTTTAAACAATTTATTGATAACTAATGGATAGGTACGACTTTGAAAGAGCGATGAATAATGCGATTAATGAAAACGCGCATAGTAGTGTGGGTAACTGGCTAACTTTAGCTCAGCAAACTAACGCTCAACATAAACAGATACTTTATGATAGAATTAATAAAGAGCTGTTTGGCGGTAAAGAACCTTGGCCAGGTAGATTAAAGCTTACTAAATTTGATGATAGTTCTTTTAAGAAAGTATTTCAATATTTAAATAAGAAATCAAAATTCATGAATCTATTGTTTAAGCAAAAGATTCAAGGTATTGGTGCAGGAGAAATAATGCTAGCATACATTGTTGAAAACCTAACAGTAGGTGGAGGAAGTGCGACAGTTGATTTAAATCTATTTGATGACAACGGTTCTGTTTTTGATGAGTGTGAATTAAAAGAAGCTAAATTAACAGGAGCTGGTTTCTTAGAAGGATGGCAGTTAGGAGCAAATCATGCTAAGCTCTCTATTAAAACTATAGACGATTTTAAAGCTCTATATAATGAGGTTAAATTTTCAATACCTGAACTAGACCCTAATACAGACGCAGGAAAAAAGTTAGCAGATGGATTTACATCTGGTGAATGGGGAACGGCTCCCGATGGAAAGAGATTTAGACATCTATCTGCAATCAAGGAAATTCCTGTAGGTCAAGATAGAGAATTTAAATTAGGACCTGGCCCTAATGGAGAAATTACAGTTAAATATAATGAAGTACTCTTAGGAAACTTAAGCGATAGTAAAACGGTTGATAAAATAAAGTCAGCTCTTTCTGCTAAAGCCAAGTCCAAGGTAAAAACATTTGACCAGATACACACTGAATTAATAAAGAGTATGGGAGGAATTAAAGAAAAGTTCTTGTTTATTTCAACTACCGGTAAACCAGGTAGTAAGACTATACAGAAATACCACTTTAAGAAAAATCTTCCTGGAACAACTGATAAATTACAACTACATTCTATTACCCTAAACAAATGTAAGTTTAGAGTTAAGCCATAATAAAACAAATTCTAGATATATAAGATATGAAAAAAGTAACCACATTTGAAAATTTTCTTAACGAAAGGTCGATTAATAAAATATCTAAAGACCTAGAAGCTGTTGCTACTGAAATGGTGAAGACTGTTGGTCAGTGGAAAGCTGCCAAAGGTGATAAAAAAGCCGAACTTCTAGAAATACTTAGAGCACTTAATAAAGAAAAGGCCGAGTTAGAAAAAGAATTAGATTCTGCAGTTGCAGGAAAAGATAAAAATATACAGCTTATTCTTACTGAAGAAGTAGAAGCTACAGCTCACTTCGAGAATGAAGTTAGAGATATATTAGATGAAGCTAAGTATAACAAGAAAAAGTTATTAAAAGCAATCAAGAATAAGGACGACATGTTTATTCAGTTAGGAGACGGCACTGAACTAATAGTTTACAACCCAGATTCTAATAATAAAGATAATGCAGAAATGTGGCACGATGATGTTGTATTTGCAATCGATCAAGACGGAGAAGAACATGAAGTTAAATACTCAGATATTGCAGGTATTGGAGAATCTACTTTTAATGAAGGGATGATGAGTGAACTTGATTTAATGGCAAAAGAAGCAAAATCCTTTTCCGAGTTTTTAAAAGACGTATTTAGTATACCTGAATACATTAAACATAAAGGTAAAAGAGATGTAGAAAAGTTCTTAAAGGATTTTTATTTTAGTGCAAATGAATCAGTTACCGAAGGTAAAAGAGATAATAATAAAGTGACTACTGCTTGGAAAAAGACAGGTGTTACTGATTTACCTTCAATTGCCAAAATGTATGCAGATGCAATGCAAGATGCGAACTTCCATAGAGAAATTCCAACTTCTAAAGCGATTGGTGCAGCTTCTAAAGCAAAGGTAAAGAAATTAGGTGATATGTATACTTCTATTTCTCAAGCGGCAGGTTGGAGTGGTTATGCTATTGCAAACGGCACAGTACAGTACTTAAAACACATTGGTGAAGAAGGTGCTGCATCTAAGTTATTAAAGGCTATCACTAAATATGATTTAAATGAATCAGTTAAAGTATTTGAAGAATTCACTAAAGAAAATAAGAATTTGCTTCTAGAAGCCAATCCGCTTCACCCTAACCTTAGCAAAAAGAATCTTGCGAAGCTTAAAAAACTAGGTCACACTGGTATGAAAAGTGCAATTCTTTGGACAGACGGACACAGTAGCAACCCTACATATATACAAATACCAGGAGAAGATGGAATTCCATGGGGAAGTAAAGGACCAAAAGATAGAACTACCTTTTACTGGGATGGTGAAAACGCATGGTGTACTAATTACCCAAAAGAGACTTTACGAGCTGACTATAAGAAATCCGTAGATACTGCAGAAGAATTTTCAGATGCTACAAAATCAATATCAGATTCAGGTAAATGGGAAAAGGTAGAGAAAATGCAAGAACAGTTCATAAACGAAAGAAGAATTCAAATCAAAAGAAAATATACTGAAAATCACCCAGCACGAACAGCTGGTAAAACAGCAAGAGTTAGAAATAAAATTTTAGAATATATTTCTGACGGTAAACTTACACAAGATGAGTTTAACAAAATTTTATCTGAACTTTCATTAGATTCTAAAAGATGGTTAAAGAGAAATCAAAAGTACTTTAGCATATCGGAAGAAGGTATTAGTCTTTCAACGTTTGGAAAAAGAATTTTAAAAGGAATTACAATTAACGAAAATCAAAATAAAAAAGGCATGAAAATCTTTACAGCATTTAAAGATTACTTACTTGAATCAGAGTCAGTTGATGAAAAATTTAAGATAAGTAAACCAGGAACAAAAAAAGCAGCTGAGCTATTAATAAAAGCTTTAGCTAAAGTAGATAAAAAAGACTATGAACTTTCTAAAGGCTCTTTAGAAGAAGGTGGATTCGACCTCGATCAGGATGAAGATGAGTTTGCAGGAGGTTCTTATTTTATCGGCGATAACGGCGAGATAGTTAATGCAGCAGACAGTATGAAAATCTACGGTAACGTTAAAGATTCAGTAAACGACATTATCAAGAATTTAAAGTCAGGTAAGATGGAAATTTATGGTAGGTTTGCAGGTGAGTCTGTTGAAGAAGCTGATTACGATATGTTATTAGAGGCTATTAAATCTACTAAGTTGGCAAGAATCTTAAAAATGTCAAACGACAAGAAACTTCTTAAAAGAATTTACAATATGTCAAAAATTCCTATTGATAAAATTGGAGATGAGAACATTACAGAAGTAGACCCTGAAAAAGCGTATAAAGAAAAGTATCCACACAGTGATGTTGTTATATTCTATATCTCTACAAGAGAGAAGGAAAATCCTTATGCTAAAGACGGACATACTCGTAATATACCTTCTAACTCAATCATAGGTGTTACTGACGGTGATAGAAAAATATTTGAACCTACGTTTAATCACCATGGAGGAGATACTGACTATTCTAAAGGTGTAAAACCAGCGTCTGATCGTGCAAGATACCGTAAAACTAATAAAGAAGGAATGAGTGCTAAAGACAGGTATCCTAAATCAGGAACTAGTTCACCAGGTTCTTCTCTAAATTTACAAGGAAGCTGGAGTTTTAACTTAGGAAACGCTAAGAGAATTGCTTCTGTTTCTGATGTTGCTTATGTAGTTTGGCTTTCAGCTATTCCAAGCGCTGAACCACTAAGAGGTGAAAGAGCAAGAGCAAAAGAAGGTGCTATAGCATTCGAACATCCAAAAGATTTTAAGAAAGCTAACATGGATAGGTATAAAATGATATTAGCTAAAAGAGCTGACAAGCCAGAAAAAATCGATAAAGATGTTGAAAAGACAATTGAAAAAGCTCACAAATTATTTACAGATGCTTTCAAGACAAAGGAGATGAATCAGTATGGCTACCTTATAGTTGGTAAAGACCCTAGAGGTAGAGATGTTACCGCTAGAGATATAACTAGTTTTATTACAAGCCTTATGGACGACTGGCAAAGATATTCTGAAAATCATGCAAACGCAAAGAAAGAAGAAGAAAGAGATAAAGGCTCTAGATATGGTAGTGCTAGCTACTATCAAAAAGAAGCCAAGTCTTACGCATTAGCAATTAAGCAAAGATTGAATAAGTTTGCTAAAATGGATATCGCTTGGTAATGTCAGATAAACAAAAAGACATACAAGAAGATTCAAGCCCTGCTAATATCGGAGGAATGGGACCTGTAACTTTACCTAATGGTAGTGAACTTGGTTCTGGTGATGTTCCAGCCGGAAAAGGCGATGCCAAGGAAGAACAGAAAAAGAAAAAGAAAAAAAGAAAGAGAGAGTTAGAGATGCAAGAAAAATTAGTTCACTTAACCTTTGAAAACTTCGTAAACGAGATAACCGACTATAACGATCCTGTTCTAATTAGATTAAGACAAGATAAGCTTAGAAGGGCAGATTTTGCTAAACTAGATGCTATGAAGAAAGAGGCTGAGAAGAACAGAAAGAAAGCCATGAAGAGATGGAGCCAAAAGAAATATGAAAAATGGCTAGAAGAAGTTGCTTCTAACGGTGGTGCGGAGAATGCATTTGATATGGCAAAGAATGCCGAGTTTGAACCGGGACTAATTGACTGGGTGGAGAAAGAATTCCCATACGATGACCCAATGCAAAGAATCCAATGGGATATTGAAGCATACGCATAATAATTTTATTCAAATTTTTTGAAAATAAATAACCTGAGATTTTTTTATCTCGGGTTTTTTTAGTATATTAGTATAGGTATGGCAGATAAGAATAAAAATAAAGATGAACTAAACTTTAATGGAGGTTGGTCATCGGGGGAAGCTGCTCACCACATCAGTAAAAAGTTGACACAACAAACAATTCCAGATAAAACTAAATACAGTAGAAAAAAGAAACATAAGAAAAAAGGAGATTGAAACAAAATAGATTTTTTACATATAATAATCAAATAGACTTTAGATGATGATTAACTTGAGACCTGAAAATTTTAGAACATGGGCTCCTTCTGCTATTAAAAAGATAGAAAGAACAATTGACTCATGTGAATCAATGTTACAGCTTAAAGTTGCTAAGAAAATGATAGACAACTTTATAGTTATGAGCGTTATGCAAGAACATTCAGACGATGAAGATATTCAGTGGATAAGTCATCAATTATGGTTAAGAACAAAATTAAAAGAATTACAAATAAATGGACTCTAAGAAAGGCGTTATAGGATTTACTGCAGGTAATTTTGACTTGTTACATCCTGGATATATTTACACATTTGAGACTGCTAAGCAGCATTGTGATTATTTTATGGTTTTTTTACAAGAAGACCCTTCAGAAACAAGGTACACTAAATATAAACCCGTTATTCCGTTGTATGAGAGATACAAAACACTGATGGCAATTGAATATGTAGATGAAGTAGTGACATATCAAACTGAAGAAGACCTTGTAAAGTTAATGGAATTCTACAAACCAGATGTTAGAATTCTAGGAGATGATTACATCGGTAAAAGATTTACAGGTGATAATCTTCCAATTGAAGTTATTTATACGACTAGGTCACATGACTGGTCTACAACCAAGATTAAGGATTTGATTACAATACAAACTTTAAAGCAAAATCCTAACATCTCTAAAAACATAGATAAATGAGAATAATCGTTACTGGAGGATTTGGATTTATAGGTTCTAGCTTTGTTAACCTCCTAAAAAGAAAAAACCCAACCACAGAAATTGTCGTGGTAGACAAGATTACATACGCTGCAAACCCCAATAACATTAAAGCAAAGGTTAAGTTAATCAAAAAAGACATTTGCGACGTAACTGTAGAAGACCTTGGAGAATATGATTACTTAGTACATTTTGCAGCAGAAAGCCATGTAGATAACTCTATTACAAATGGCAGGCCTTTTATCAGAACAAATGTAGAAGGAACATATAATATTATTGAATGTGCAAGACAAAATGATAAGCTAAAGAAATTTATTCACATTTCAACCGATGAAGTTTATGGAGATATGGATGATTATCCAGCTGACCTAATAAATGGAATAAGTAAGAAGGTTGTTGCAGATGAGAATTTTAATTTAAAAGGTTCTTCTTATTATTCTGCTACAAAGGCAGCTTCAGACCTTTTAGTTGAATCTGCGGGTAGAACTTTTAATTTACCATACATCATAACAAGAACATGTAATAATTATGGTTCTCATCAGCATAAAGAAAAATTTATTCCTAAAATCATAGAGTCAATTAAAAATGGCTCAGAAATACCCGTATATGGAGATGGCCTTCAGGTCAGAGAATGGATAGATGTAGAAGATAATGTAAATATCATATACGCTTTAATGTTATCTAGTCAAGTTAATGAAGTTTTTAATATTGGAAGTGGTGAAAGAATGGAAAACATTCAAATAATTGAAACAATTGGAAGCTTTTTGGGTAAAACCCCTAACTTTAAATATGTTAAAGATAGACTAGGACATGACAGAAGATACGCTTTAAATAGCGATAAACTCAGAAATGTTATTGGAGAATATATTCCACTATCATTCATAGAGTTTTTAAAAGAACAAATAAGTGAACTAAATAAAATAAAAGAATATGAGTAATTTATACACAATGTTAAAGGCATCTGCAGAAGCAGATAAACAAAAGGCATTATTATCGTTAGATTTATTAAATAACAAGGCAGTTGGTATTGGAGACCACTC